TCACTTTTCCGATACAACACGGCGGGAAGAATCAGTAATCTGTCGAACAATATCCCGGTGCTTGTTCAGCTCCCGCAGCGCGGCGCAGACTCGCTCCCACTTCTGAACATCACTTTTCGCCCTGCGCAGCGCCAGGTTTGCCCTGCGAAGGGACGGAAAAATCAGCTCATCTGCTTGCGTTTCGGTAAACGATGGCAACGGCTGCACAATGTCCGCCACAGTTTCTGTTTTAATTTCTTCCTGTGTTGCGGCTTCCCGGACTGGTAACGCAGCACCTGCTGGCTGAGGAAAGGCCTTACCATCATTTTCCGTTACCGGCGCGGCTTTCGGATCTGCTGGTAAATTACCCACCGGCATGCAGTAACGAAATTTACCGTTCTGATTTACGCGTGCCAGGCGCCCCGTTGCTGTTACGACCGCCAACGTGGAAGCAACCTTGCGAATGCTAACACCGAACTTATCCGCCAGTTCCTCACACGTTTTAGCCCCATCCTGACCGATAAACTCAATCATCATGTCTGCGGTAACTTTTTGTTCGACCTCCCCGGTCAGCATATCCTGTGCTTCAGATTTTACTGGCCGCTCTTCGGTTACCCGGGATTCACCTTCGCCAGCCAGAAACCAGGTGTGACCAGTTTTATCAACGACGCCATTTCTTTTGAGTTCCCACAGCTCGTTGACAGCCTCTTCACGACTGATTCCAAGGCGAGCTGCCACCACATGTGAAGAGGCTTTTTTCAGTGCTTTCAGTGCGTCAGATACGGTTTCCATTAAAATTTCCTCCGGACAAAATTACTTCACAACCCTCATATTGCTGACATTTGGACGCCAGCTATCCCAGTTAAACGTCACCCATCGACCACCGTTCATGGTCATGCGGTCCATAATCCTCTCACCAAGAAGTGTACTCATTGCGGCATGATTCAGGTTTGTTAACATCCCGACACTGCACAGTGATGCTGTCCGGCGATCAATTATCTGGTGCAATACCACCTGCTCGTTTTTCGTCTCCCGCTGAACGCCTATTTCATCCAGGACCAGCAAATCAACACCGCAAAGCTCCTGTAAAAATTTTTCCCCGGATTTGCCGTTGTCGTAGCTGTCATGCAACACGCTCATGACATCAGACACGGTGACGATAATCACGCTGCGCCCCTTCACCATCAGCCGGTTACCCATCGCCGCTGCAAGGTGATTTTTCCCGGTGCCGGTTTTACCGCTGAACACAAAATTCGTGCACCCGGTCATCAGTTCGTCAGCTATGGATTTGGCCTGGCTCAGCGCGTATTTTTGCCCGTCGTTCTGCACCTGATAATTTGCAAACGAGCATTTGCTGTGCAGAGGCTGGATGCCCGAACGATTCAGGATTTTTTCCACCCGCAACTGGCGATTCTGGCGGTTAATCTCCTCGCTGCGTTTTCGTCCTTCAGCAAGTTGCCATTCCCGCCACTCCTCCACCGTCCGGTACGGTGGAACCGCCCCCTGTGGTGCAAGTCTGCGAATACGTTCAAGAACCCCAACTGCCGCAATGTTTTTCATGACACGTCACCCCCTGAATCCCGGCGGTATTTCAGTGTCCGGTTCAGAAATGTGATTCACGCAACGCTGGTTGTTCGTGCCGCTTACCGGGAGCAACCAGGGGTTTTCAAAATTCCGGTCCGGCCCAAAAAACGTCGTCGCTCGCTGAACAAATTCCGTTCCCGCTTTCCCGGTCGCCGCCAGGTATCTCGCGTAACGCCTCACACCATCCAGCATGGTCTCTGGTGGCACCCCCTCGCGCAATCTGGCCTTCCAGGCACTGAATGCGGATTTCTTCGGGTTTGCTCCGGCACGCAACGGGTACTCCCGCCAGACCTGTTCGAACACATCCGGATAATCCACTCGTCCCACAGACTGCCCGGTGTTTTCCGGGACTACCCGATCGGCTTCCCGCTGAATGGCGGAATCGGCTTCAGGCTGCTGCAGTTGGTGTGATTGCTCCGGCCTTGCGGTCATCACCTGCTGCACAGCGCCCGAATCGGCTTTCAGCGCATACGCTGAATCGGCTTCCGGTGTCGTGCCTGCTGGCTGACCAAGATTGACGGTCTGAACATCCCCTGCCTGGTTCGTGGCGTTTTTTACGCCATGGACCATAGTGTTTTGATCTTCTTGATCTGTATCTTTATCTGTATCTTTATCTGTATCTTTATCTGTCGTGACTCGTCGTGACATGTGCGTGACATTTCGTGACGCGCCGTGACAATCGCCATTTTGTTCCCACTTTCTTTCCCTCTCTCGCTGCGCCCTCTTGCGCTCTGCAGGAGATTTTGCGGTTTGCGAAATATTGCCGTTGTCCTCTTTAAGCACCTGGCGTTTTTCCCATCCAGTGATTAAATCACCATCAAGTACCCGCCCCTGCATCGTCTGCAAAATTGAATCAATTACCTCTTCTGTCACGTCGAGCGCACTTGCCAAATCTTCTGTCGTGACATCAATGTGACCTCGCGTGACATTTCGTGACGCGCTCACCAGGAGGTGGATATACACTGCCATCACTGTTGCAATTGGCTGCCCTGACACCCTGGCAATTGTTCGCCACTTAGGGTCATTTGGCATGTCATGCCATAATCTGAGCCAGGCGTTAGCCATACTCACCTCTTCTGATACCGAATCTTTTTACTCACGAGTTGCCGGAAGCGATTCGATATGGCTATTATCACTCAATGCACTGCCACAGCATTTCCTGCCGGGCCACCACGGTTCATCTGATTGAAACCGGCGATTGCCACCGCGACAAAATCATCAGCGTCTCTCACCAGTCGCTCCCGCGTCTCCACCAGCTCCCGAAAATAAGCTGAACTGTGGCTGCGCATTCTGGCCACCAGCAAAGGTGGCATTGCCTTTTCGATCGCTGGTAACAACGCCAGAATTTTTTCAACTGCATCAGGGGTGTCTTTCTCTACCCAGCGGAAAATTTTCTGGGTATTGCGAGCCAGGGCTTCCGGATGGCTGTCGTCATGCAGTTCTGGGAACGTCATACCCAGTTCAAAATAAGCCCTGGTTATTTCAGCTGCCGGAACTTTTTCACCGTCCGGATGCGCCCAGGCATTCATCGCCATGCGGATGTGTTCATGCTTGATTTTCATGAATCAAGCTCCTAGAAAGTGGTTGTGTTAACGTTTTGGTATCTTCCAGCTCGGGCCAAATATTCATCCAATCAAAAGGCCTTAGTTGCTGACGTGTAACTTCACCATTACTGGCTCGCTCAATAAGGACACATAACGATGCCCCTAACACTTGACCTTTACTCAATGCCTTTCTTAGATAACCGATGCTGGTACCACACTCGCATGCAAACATACGCTGTTCATCTGACGAAAGAGAATTGAGAAATATTCTTAATTCTTCCATAGCTACTCCTTAGTAAACACAGCAAAGAATACCTACAGGTAAACAAAAGTCAATACCCACAGGTTGTTTACCTTGCAGTAATCGCATCTATTATTTACCTATGGACAAATATGAATTTAGACGACAGCAACTCATCAAAATTCGTGATGAGAAATGCGATGGTAAAGCGGTTAACGTGGCCAGAAAGATCGGGCGCGAGCCTTCTTATGTATCAAGAATGTTGTACCCAGAGGGGAAAAAGGGAAAAAAACGGATCGCTGATGATATGGTGGAGATTATCGAAGAGTCCTTTGGGTTACCCCGGGGATGGATGGATGGTATCGTTTCATCATCAACGAACACAGCCTCCAGTTATGAAACAAGGGTTCTAACGCCACGACAACGTATTTTTTTAGATCTCTTAGACGAACTGCCAGAAAGTGAAGCGGATAACTTATTAAAAACTCTTGAAGAGAAAAAACAGTATTACAATATGATCTACGAAGAAATCCGTAAAAAGAAAGCACAAAACGCATCATAGCTCACCAAACAACTAGTCACCAGTTAAGACACCGCAAAAAGTTACCCATGGGTATTTACTTTTTAAATACCTATGGGTATCCTTCTTTTCATACCAACTCACCCCGCTCCACAGAATGCAGGGCAATACTTCGAGTTACCAGGCAGTGGTCAGGGGTTAAGTAGCCAGCCCGAGGCGTAAGAACATGACGGCAGGGTTCAACTTTAATAACTATGCAGCAGGTTTTTGTTCCGCTACCCCAGCGTTAAGGGGAAACAGAGGATTTCTCAGTGGGCGAAGTCAAACATCAGAATGGAAGGCATCCAGGGATCAGCAAAGAAACAGCGATGGCGCTTTATATTGATATCAGCGCCATTGCCGGACAGGTAAGAATTATCAGAGCGGTAACTAAGCGGTATGCGCCTTTACTTCAGAAAGTCTCTGGTGAGTGCACCGAAGATATTGTCAACGATTTCGTCATCAAACTGCGAGGACTCATCTTCAGTTACAAGGTGACCACAATTTTTGCAGATGGCTCCCGCGAAACTGTCAGAGCCATGCGGTTTAAAGGATGTGTCAAAGACTTCGCCGCCACATTCTGGGCAAGAAAACTTGATTGTATTCATAACCAATTTCCTCTCGAGTAACAGACCCCTCAGAGGATACCACCTCGCCTGACGTGGTTAAAAGCAGGCAACGCTAACCACAAGGAGCCGACATGCAGAAACGAGAACCCGTCATCATCGCGCCAGACTATACCGATGATGAACTTTATGAGTGGATGCACCAGAAAATTAAGGCAGCGCAGGACCTGAAATGGGCCAATGAAGCCAGGGCTAAGCAAGCTGAAAATCTGTCCGCTCTGGAGCAGGATATCACCAATCTGGAAAAAGCAGCGGCATTAAGCATTGCCAGAATGATTACATACCCGCGTTAATAGCTAACCAACGAAGCTAAGGTTGGTAATTAAGGAGTTCTCCACGGGTGAGGTGGAGTGCGTGCGCCGGACACGGGTGAGCATCCGGCACTGACAGTTTACTGAAAGGATATTTCCCTGAAAAGTCAGGGCATAACGCGAAAGCGCACGGCGAGGTAGCTGGTTCATAGATAGCCTGTCGTTAAATTTTCGTCGACCGTGCGCTTCCGGTTGTGGCACTCCGCGAAATGGCGCGGCGGTAAGTATGGCGGGGTTATTCCTTCCCCGTTGAGGACACCGGGTTGTCAGGTTGACCATACGCTTAAGTGACAACCCCGCTGCAACGCCCTCTGTTATCAATTTTCTGGTGACGTTTGGCGGTATCAGTTTTACTCCGTGGCTGCTCTGCCGCCCTTTTTAAAGTGAATTTTGTGATGTGGTGAATGCGGCTGAGCGCACGCGGAACAGTTAAAACCAAAAACAGTGTTATGGGTGGATTCTCTGTATCCGGCGTTAATTGTTAACTGGTTAACGTCACCTGGAGGCACCAGGCACTGCATCACAAAATTCATTGTTGAGGACGCGATAATGGAAAAGTTATCACGTAATGCCAGCACGTCTGAACTTCGTTTCGAAATTGGCGTTATCACTGGAGACAAAACATTTATTGAAGACGCCATTAAGCAGAGAAAACTCGAGCAGGACCTGTTAAATGAAGTATGCATTCCTTCAATGCTGGCTCGTCTGGACCTGCTGCAAAAAGGATATAAACAATGAATACAACATTTGCACTCGTTCTGACAGTTTATCTTGTTTCCGGCGAATCTCTTGAGCTGGTGACTGGCTTATACGGTTCAATGAAAGAATGCATGGCTGCAGCAGCAGAACAAAAAATTCCCGGTAACTGTTATCCGGTAGATAAAACTACTCACACTAATAATAACGAAATACCGGCAGGACTTTAAAACAGCACCGTAATTAATATCCGGTTTCAATTAAAAATGCCAGCAATGGCAGGGATTCGTTCACCCTGAAATCTGTAATGAGGTTAAAACAAAATGAGTAAAGTCTTTATTTGCGCCGCCATTCCGGACGAACAGGCAATAAAGGAAGAAGGTGCAGTCGCTGTAGCTACTGCCATTGAAGCCGGTGATGAACGTCGCGCCCGCGCAAAATTTCACTGGCAATTCCTGGAACATTATCCGGCTGCTCAGGACTGCGCTTATAAATTTCTTGTCTGCGAGGATAAACCCGGTATACCCCGCCCTGCCCTCGATTCCTGGGATGCTGAATATATGCAGGAAAACCGCTGGGATGAGGCGTCTGCTTCCTTTGTCCCGGTTGAGACTGAATCAGATCCGATGAACGTCACTTTTGACAAGCTGGCCCCTGAAGTACAGAACGCTGTCATGGTTAAGTTCGACACATGTGAAAACATCACCGTTGATATGGCGATTGACGCGCAGGAATTACTGCAAGAAGACGTGGCTACCTTTGACGGGCACATCGTTGAAGCACTGATGAAAACGCCTGAAATTAACGCTATGTATCCGGAACGCAAACTGTTCGCTATCGGATGGGTTAAACACAAATGTAAGCCGGGTACCAAATGGCCCGAAATTCAGGCTGAATTACGTAACTGGAAAAAACGGCAGGACGCAGAGCGCAAAGAGACTGGAAAATACACGTCTGTTGTTGATCTTGCCCGCGCCAAAGCCAACCGACAGCACACTGAAAACCCAGCAGAAAAAATCCCTCCTGTAACTGCCGCCATTCATCGCGAATACAAGCAGACATGGAAAACCCTGGGCAGGGAGCTGGCCTACTATCTCTGGCCTGGTGATGCGGATGCCGGAAACATTGACGGCAGCATCCTTCGCTGGGCTAAAAATGAAGTTATCGCCAGAGATCGCGAAGACTGGAAGCGCATCTCCGCATCAATGCGCAAACAACCTGATGCGCTTCGCTACAGCCGCCAGACTATTTTTGGCCTTGTCCGTGAACGCCCGATCGACATTCACAAAGATCCCGTGGCACTGAACAAATACATCACTGAATACCTGACTACAAAGGGCGTGTTTGAAGATGACGAAGGAACAAATCAGGGCACAGCTAATACTCTCTCGTCGCCAGTACCAGAAACTGACGCAGTGGAAACGGCAATTCAGGACAACGAAAAAACCGAATGCAAAGTGGAAGTCGAATCATCTGTAGAGCGTGAGGGGCCGTTCTACTTCCTCTTCAGCGACAAGGATGGCGAAAAATACGGTCGTGCAAACAAACTTTCTGGTCTGAATAAGGCGCTGGCTGCAGGGGCTACTGAAATCACGAAAGAAGAATATTTTGCCCGCAAAAACGGTACATACTCAGGTTCACAACAAAATACTGGTGCATCTGACACGATCGCACAACCGGAGCCGGTAAAAGTTACCGCTGACGAAGTAAACAAAATTATGCAGGCAGCCAATATCAGCCAGCCTGACGCCGATAAGTTGCTTGCTGTATCACGTGGTGAATTTGTTGCAGGGATTAGCGACCCGAATGATCCGAAATGGGTGAAGGAGATTGAAACCCGCGATTCAGTGAATCAGAACCAGCAAGAAACGGAACAGAACGACCAGAAAGCGGAACAAAACAGCCCAAATGCGTTACAAAACGAGCCAGAAACGAAACAATCCGAACCAGTAGTGCAACAGGAACCGGAAAAAGTCTGCACCGCCTGCGGTCAGAGCGGTGGCGGCAACTGCCCCGATTGTGGCGCTGTCTGGGCAACGCAACATACCAGGAAACATTCGATGAAGAGAATCAGGTTGAAGCTCAGGAGAATGATCCGGAGGAAATGGAAGGCGCTGAACATCCACACAAGGAGAACACTGGCGGCAATCAGCATCACGCCAGCGATAGTGAAACTGGCGAGGCGGCAGATCCCTTAATTAAGGTGAATGGTCATCACAATCTCACATCCACCAGCAGAGCGGGGATTCATCTGATGATCGACATTGAAACCATGGGAAAAAATCCCAATGCCGCGATTATCTCAATAGGCGCAATATTTTTCGATCCACAAACCGGAGATATGGGACCGGAATTTAGCAAGACCATCGATCTGGATACTGCTGGCGGAGTTATTGATCGTGACGTCATTAAATGGTGGCTGAAGCAATCACGTGAAGCGCAGTCTGCCATTCTGACCGATGAAATCCCGTTAGATGATGCACTACTGCAATTGCGGGAATTTATCGCCGAAAACTCCGGTGAATTTTTTGTTCAGGTCTGGGGAAATGGAGCCAACTTCGACAACGTGATTTTACGCCGTTCATACGAACGGCAGGGGATCCCCTGCCCCTGGCACTACCACAACGATCGCGATGTACGCACAATCGTTGAGCTAGGGAAAGCCATAGACTTCGATGCCAGAACAGCTATCCCATTCGAAGGTGAGCGCCACAATGCACTTGATGACGCCCGTTACCAGGCAAAATACGTTTCAGCTATCTGGCAAAAACTGATCCCGAGTCAGGCTGATTTTTAATGTTCAACCATCGCCGGTTGTGACTGGTATTCTGCAACCGGCCCTCATCTGATGTAAGAGATAAAAGCGATGAGCGAAGTAATCATGATTGTCTCTCCCGGTAAATGGGTATCTGAAGAACAGCTAATTGCACTGAAAGGAATAAAAAAGGGAACGCTAAAAAAAGCCAGAGAAAAATCGTTTATGGAAGGAAGGGAATATAAGCATGTCGCCCATGACTGTATGCCATGGGATAACAGCCCATGCTTTTACAACCTGGAAGAAATAGATCGCTGGATTGAACGCCAGGCATCAGCAAGACCAAGGCGTCATCTTACTTGAGTAAAAACAATACTAACCAATGAGAGAAGCTGAAATGAAATATCCGACAGGCGTGGAAAACCATGGTGGGAAATTACGTATCTGGTTTGTTTATAAAGGTGTAAGAGTCCGGGAAAATCTTGGGGTTCCTGACACAGCAAAAAACAGGCGCATTGCAGGTGAGCTACGCGCCTCTGTTTGTTACGCAATAAAAACTGGCGCTTTCGACTATGCAAAACAGTTTCCCGCCTCACACAATCTGGAAAAATTTGGTGAGGCCCGACAAGATTTAACCATAAAAGAACTGGCTGAAAAATTTCTGGCACTGAAAGAAACTGAAGTCGCAAAAACGTCACTCAACACGTACCGTGCCGTCATCAAAAATATTCTGAGCATAATCGGTGAAAAAAATCTTGCATCATCGATTAATAAAGAAAAATTGCTGGCGGTACGTAAAGAGTTACTGACTGGATACCAGATCCCCAAAAGTAACTATATTGTTACACAACCAGGGAGATCGGCTGTTACCGTAAATAATTACATGACAAATCTTTACGCCGTGTTCCAGTTTGGTGTTGATAACGGTTATCTGGCAGACAATCCATTTAAGGGGATCTCACCATTAAAGGAGTCGAGAACCATCCCGGATCCACTTTCGCGGGAGGAGTTTATCCGCCTTATTGACGCGTGCAGAAATCAGCAAGCCAAAAATTTATGGTGTGTTTCCGTTTATACTGGGATTCGCCCTGGTGAACTCTGTGCGCTTGGATGGGAAGATATAGTTCTGAAAAATGGAACAATGATAATCAGAAGAAATCTGGCAAAAGACCGTTTTACAGTACCAAAAACACAGGCGGGAACCAATCGTGTGATTCACCTTATTAAGCCCGCAATCGACGCTCTCCGGAGTCAGATGGCACTAACGAGACTGAGTAAAGAGCATATCATCGATGTTCACCTCAGAGAATTCGGCAGAACAGAGAAACAAAAATGTACCTTTGTTTTTCAACCTGAAGTGTCAGCGAAAGTAAAAAATTATGGTGACCATTTTACCGTTGACTCAATAAGGCAGATGTGGGACGCAGCGGTAAAGCGTGCCGGAATCCGCCATCGCAAATCGTATCAGTCGAGACACACTTATGCCTGCTGGTCGTTAACAGCAGGAGCTAACCCGGCATTCATTGCAAACCAGATGGGCCATGCAGATGCGCAAATGGTGTTTCAGGTGTACGGGAAATGGATGTCAGACAATAATAATGCGCAGGTAACGCTGTTAAATACACAGTTAAGCGAGTTTGCCCCAACCATGCCCCATAACGAAGCGATGAAAAGTTAA